CGTAGCTGCTTTAAACTTGTCGATGATAAACTGAAACAGTTCTTCCAGCGGTGCAGGGCCACTAGCCCGTCCACCAAATGTCTTCAGCCTTGCACCAGCAGGGCGTACCTCTGACACATCCCACTTAGGAATCTTGCCAGCATACAACAAAGATATCAATTCACGCAGGGATGTTGCCCAGCCGGGGCGGCTGTCACCCACCTTGATTATTGTATCTGTTTCCTGCATGTCTTCATTGACCATAGGCAGCTTGTCTACGTTCTCACGCTCTACAGAGAAGCCTACGCCTGTGCCACACATGAGTATGTACATTGTCTCATCGAATGCACGGGGATGGTCTACAGGCACGTATGAACAGTTGTATCCACCTACGTGGCATCTGTCCAGTGCAGGACCAGCAGTCATCAATGCTCTCATGCTAGGCATAACATCTTGACTCAAGACAGCATGTTCAAGTTCACCACGCAACTCATCGGACAGGACATACTTATGCTTGCTCTTGAGGTGCTTAGTCATATAATCAAAGTATCGCTCTACTGTCTCGCCCCATGTCTCACGACGCTGTTCGTCTTCTTTCCATCGGGCATACCGGGAAAGTGCAATAAAGTTCTGATAGTCTGTAGGCAGGTAGTTGTTCATAGTTGTCACTCCATCTTTGTTTTAATGTTTAGGATTTCTGCCCCGTCCATATCATAAATCATGTCATACATGTAATCTTCTATTTCTTCTGTAACATCACCGTCAGCCGGGACAGGATATTCTTCGGGGTCAATATCTAATGTGATGTACAGTTTAACTCTCATCGAACCGTTCCTTATAGCTACGTAATCTATCTATATACCATGCAGCTTTGTCTAAGTCTTGGTCACCATTTTTGTATTTCTCACGCCATGTATATTTTAGCGTGTTGCCTTTGCAGTATCCCCTAAACTCTTCCGGGGTCAGAGCAGCTTCGATAGCTTCAATACACTCAATACCGGCGTGATTGTAATGGGGTGGGCTATTTACCATGTCCAGCTTGTCACCTATACGACTAGATATTTCTACTATGTCTTGTACAGGATTATCTGATTGCATAGCTGCTTGCTTCATATATGTCTCGTGCCTCATCATGCATTTCCTTTCGTCTTGCTGCT